GGCAATTGCAAAGACATTTCATGGCTCAACCATGCTTGAACAGCAGGGATCCAACGATTGGGAAGTTCCAATTGGTTGGTCATCGAACCCACATCCATGATCTGGCTTTCAATCACCAACTGCAACATTTGGAAGTCGTTATTGGGGATTGGCCACAACCACATTTGAGGTGTAATCTGGCGATCAAACCAGTACTGCAACGAACGAGCGCTGGGAAAATCTTTGTTTGGCAAGTTCCAGTAATCGTCACGGTTCAGTCGTGCCAAGGGAATGACTTGCTGAACGTAAGATAACGTGATTTGACGCAAAGAAAACGTTGGGGCTACTGTCTCCCTCAAGCGGTAATTTAAATGCGCCTGAGTGGTGTTAATGGGGTAATAGGCCCATGTTCCGTCTGCCAGTGTGGTAGAGGGGAAAGTTTCAAGCGTGGTCCATGTAATACCGTCTGCGCTGGCTTCCAACACAAAGTTGTAAGTGGCCGAGCCGCCTGGTGCATAGGCATTGAACCCAACGTTTACAATGCTCTGTGCAGTTTGGTACTGTGCGCCAAACCAGTTTTCGCCAACAGTCGATGTGGCATGGTTATTCAAATTTTGAGTAAACAGTGCCGGTGAGTTGGGATTGTCAACCGGCAATGCCTCACTGATTTGAGGATAGATATTGTAAGACCAGTTGGCCTCACGAACATCAATCGTGCTGGCATCCAACTCTACAATCTTTTGGTCTTGGATCAAACCAATCAATTGGTTCTTTAACATCCAAAGATTAACACCACGGTTGGACAAATTCATCAGAATATAGTACAGAGCCTGTTTGGCTGCGTTGATATATTCAGGTGTTTGTTCTTCCGCAGTTTTACCTGCAGCACGGAAGGCATACTCAATGAGTTGCCCTACCGTGATTTTGGTTTGGTTTGTAGTGTTGGAATAAGCCACGAATTACCGTCCTCGACCAGATGTTCGAGTAGGCTTGTTGGTTACTCGGCTTGGCAAGTTGGCCTTTTTAGGACCAGCCTTGACAAACTCCTTGCCTACTTTTTTAGGAATGCCAATGTTGCTTTTGCCTTCAGCAGCGGCATACATAGCACCTTGTTGGGCTTTGCTAACGTAAGGCATCTTATTGGCCTTGTTGCATAGCACGTTGGCGCAACAGATTGTTCAACAACTGTTGTTGGCTTGCACCGCCAGTGCCAGTAGGATCATTCACAGCTTGGGGAGTCGCCATTTGAGGTTGCTGTTGGGGCATTTGGGGCGCTTGCTGTTGGGGCATTTGGGGCGCTTGCTGTGGTTGAGCTTGTGGCTGAGGAGCTGGTTGTGGGGCAGCTTGGGGTTGGGGTTGTGGCATCATGGGGCGTTTTTTAACAAACGGATTGCCAGCTTGACCAGCTGGGTCACCCACAGCTTGGGGAGTTGCCAAAGGACCAGTAGAGCCGCCAATGTCAAAGCGGGCCACGCCGCCATTTTTCAGACCCATGCCAGCACCGGGACCAGCAGCCCAAGCGTTCTTGTTCATCACAGCAGAACGGTCAGGAGCAGGCAAACGGCGCATTTGTTCGGCCATAGCTTGGGCAGCGGGGGTGCCAGGGGTAACGCCAGAACGAGCAGCATTTTCACTCAACATATCGGCATTACGGCCAGCAGAACGAGTAGCACGTTGAGCAGCCATCAATTCGGCTTTAGAAGGACCATTCAACATACGAGTAGCGTTGTTGGCCAATTGAGGAGCGCCACTGCGTTCCAAAGCAGGCATTGCATACTCGGACAAAGCGGCGCCACCACGGCCAGCCAAACGAGCTGCCAAACCATGCAAGCCCTTCAAGATGGAACCAAATTCACCAGCAGGGCCACCCACACCTTGGATATAAGGATCTGCATCGCTTGCTTGGAACGGAGCCAAAGTGCCCCGAGCAGCTTGAGCGTGTTGAGCAGCGGCCAAGCTGGGATGCTGGTCATTGTCGCCATAGTCAGAAGCATCATTTTGATAAAAACCAATGTCTGCAGGGTGCATAGAAGCCATGTCATCGGCAGAAGGGCCGCCTTGACCACCACGACCAGCACCAGCGCCCATAGGAGCAGCAGGACCACCACGGCGGGTCAAACCACGTTGGGCATTCAAATAATCACGCAAGTTGTCAAAGCCAGAGTCCTTCAATTGTTTTGCAGTGACAATAGGAGCCTTTTTAGAAGCAGCCGAAGGTGCTGCAGCGGGGCGAGACAAAGGACTGCCAGTAAGGTCAGTGTCGCTTGAAGAAACGGGATGGGTTTCAACACCCTCACCTTTAGGAGTGAATTCCGAATAGTCGGGGTGAGAAAAAATACCGTCGCCGCCAACATTTTGGTCGGTACCGGTATCACCACCGCCAGCAAACTTCTTCACATCGCTACCCTTCATGGCAGGACGCTTTTCACCCTTAGAAGGAGCAGCAGCCTTTTTGTCGCCAGTGGGTTTCACTTTGGCCATACCGACTTTATCGCCAGCTGGCTTGCTTTTTTCTTTTTCCACATCGCTACCGCGCAGAGCAGGACGCTTAGTGCCTTTAGATTCGGCTTCGGCTTTTTTGTTGCCGGTGGGTTTCACCTTGACCATAGCGACTGCATCGCCAGAGGGCTTTTTCTTTTCTTTTACAACGTCGCTTGAACCGCCTTCTTTCAGCTTTTTGGGCTTGAAGTTTTTGGCTTGTTCAATGTCTTTAAGATCAGCAGCGGTTTTCTTTTCGCCATATACAGCGCCGCCATCTTTTTTGAATTTTTTAACAGTGCCGGTTTCTTTCTTAGCACGACCACCTTTACGCAGCTTAATCTCGCTGGCATCTTCTTTGTCGTGTTCAGCCTTGTCGTGCTGTTTGAATGCTTTTTTGATCATGGCCTTGTCTTGGGCCATGTCTTTCTTCTCCACTTCACCACCGGCTTTTTTCTTGGTCATGCCACCGCCGCAGTACTTTTCTGCCGCCTTAGTGGTGCTGCCACCGGATTTCATTTTGGGGAGTGTTTTGAAGCCGTCCATGTTTTTGTCCTCTAGAGTGTTTATTATTGACGGGGAACTGATCAGATTCCCTATAACTACTAATGCAAAAAAGGACCTTTTCAGGCCCTTTCAAACAGCGCTTTTTCCTTTTTTCTGCGCTCTATTAATTCTGGTGGTTTGTTCCAAAGCAGGAAATCATTAGCAGCTTGGGCATAATTCAGCTGGTTAAGATGCCGCAATACCGAAGATTCTGTAAAATGCTCTGTGCCAATATTAAAACACAAACTACACAGCGCATCAAACTGGTTTTGATTAATGGGCGCTCGGACCATTTTATCGATGCAGCGTTGGCATTCTGCCAAGTCTTGGCGCAATAGACTGTCAACACCTATCTTTGTAAGCTCTGTCGTAATAAGATGCTGCTCATTGGGTTTAATCAAATGCCCAACACCAATCGTCCAAAGCCCCTTGGTATCCTTATAGGCTCGGGTCCTAAACCCCTCGAACCCAATAATCGTATCAAGGGTTGATTGCTGAATCACGTTGTCTTAGAAAGTTTTGCAAGTCAATGAGTTGCTTAGACACTTGTTCGTATTTGAGATTGTTTTCAATGGCAATACTCAAAACGTCCGTCTCACTTACTTGGCTGGTAACGGTGTCAGTGGCGGAGGAGGCAACATCAATGCTGCTGGGGGTTGGGGGCACATCACTGGCGCTGGTGTTGTACAAGCGCACAAAGCCATTAGTAACACGGCAATTATTAGCGCCCACAGCAGCCGAAACCTGCTTTTGCAGTTGGTTTCGTTCAGTCGAAATTTGCTCAATTTGTTGGACATAAGTTGTGACCATTTGGTCACCACGTTGCTGAATATCATCTTTTTCCTTCTGCGCTTTTAAACTAGCACCCTGAATTTCTGATATATAATAGTTAGAAGTTAATCGGTAAGCGCCATATGCGCCAATCAGAATACTGACTAGCGCAATGACAATATAAATTTTAAGGCTGTTGAGTAGGTTTAATAGCATCATGTTCTGTTGCCGCCTTTCCGCCAACCAACACACCACCGCCGCCAAGTAATGTTCCAAGGCCAATACCCATATCAGACAGGTTAATTACCCCATTATGGGCCACCTGAATTAAACTTACTACCAGGTATCCAAAGATACCCACCAGTACGGCAAATCGAGCAATACAATACGTCTCGTTGTCGTCTTCAGTCAAAATATCTTTTAGAAATTTCCAAGTCATTTTTTATCTACTTTGCTATCAAGCTTGTCTTCGATGCGGTGGAGAAGAGTAATAATCTCATCCCACCGATCAAAGAACTCGTCTCGGCGCAGGTATTTAGAAGGAATATCAGCCCGGAAGTGGCCATGTTCCTTCTTAATTTCCTGCACTTCGTTCCAGATTTGTTGGCAAAACCAGCCCAACCCCACACAAATAATGGGGATAATTGTATTTATGAGGGATTGGATATCCATTTTGCTTATTTTCCAGTTTCGCGTTTTAGACGTTCTGCAGCTTGGTCAATGGCCAATTGAACAATCGGGCTGATAGTCCCTTTGGGAGCTTGCACCACAACCGGAGCAACTTCTTGCGACGCCACTTCAGCTGCAATTTCAGCTTGCAATTCTTCGACTTTTTGTTCAATTTCTTTAAGAGCGGTAGCCATATTACTCCGCTGCAGGTGGGGCAGGTTCTGCGGCCTGTTGGGCGGCTTGAACTTGGGGAACAGCTTGCTTTTCGATCTTGCCTAAAAGCTCGTGAACTAGCTTGTGTGGCAATTCGCGCAAAGCCGCAATAATCAAGTTAACTTCTTCAATGGTATGTTCTAAACTAATCATAGTTTCATCCTATATTGCGCCACCAAAATGGGGTGGTGGCTTCCCACTATATTATGCAGCAGGAGTGGCCCAGGGTAAAGGTTCAGTCACGGGGCTGACAGGGGGGTTAGCCAAGCTGTTCAATTGACCCTGCACATTCGCCTCATAGTTGGCGATACCTTGTTCGCCCAGAGACTCTTGCACCCAGCCAATGACTTGTTGAGGTTGCAATTGTGCGTAAGGTGTAAAACCAGCTTGTGCGTCAGTAACGGGGTACTGGGTGTTG